CCTGGCATCACAGGCCGACCGCTGGCTACGCGTCGGGCCGGACGGCACCTGGCACTGCACGGCCAGGGCCACCAAGGCGTCCACCACCAGCGTTTACCTGGCCACCAGCGGGACTGGATCCATCGTGACCAGGGCCGACGACGTGCTGAGCCGGAACGGGTACTACAGCGCCGCCATGATCACCTACAGCTGGAAGAACAGCAGTGGCGTGGAGCAGCTGATCACCGGCACCTGGGCGCCGCCAGCTGCTGCAGGCATGAAAGGCGCAGGGCAGAAAACCCTGGTGCTGGAGCGCAAGGGCAGGGCCACCCAGTCCGGCGCCGACAACATGGCCAAGGCCACGGTGCGCAATATGTCCACCAGGGGCGCCAGCTACCAGGTGGACGCCGTGGCAGCGTACTGGCTGCGCCCAGGCCACACGGTCCAGGTCACCCTGGCCAACGGCACCACCGCCCGCCACATCTGCAAACAGGTGGTGTTCCACCTGGGCAGCGGATCCATGACCGTAACCACACGAGAACCAAGCAACCTGGGAGACGACTAACCAATGGCTGACACACTGAACCGGGGCTACCCCTACCCCCTGCCCACCGCCGACCCTGACGTGCCCTACTGGAACCAGCGCCTGGCCGAGGACGTGGACACCGACGTGCAGGGCCTGTACGGCGCCGCCTGGGTGGCGCTGGCCCTGACCAACGGCTGGGTGGCCTACGTGGGCGGCGGCGGCTACTACCAGGGCCTGAGAGTCCGCGACATCGGCAACGCCCTGGAGATAACGGGCACCGTCAAGTCCGGCGCCGTCGGATCCATCATGGCCACCCTGCCCACCACCCACAGGCCGACCTGGACCGCCCAGGCATTCGTCAACACCAGCGGCGGCGCCGGAACCCTGCATATCAACAACATCACAGGGGAAATCAGCTACCTGGCAGGGCCAGCCGCGCCCAGCTACCTGACCGTGAATGTGCGGATCCCTAAGAACTAGAGGAACCCCACAGGCCGGCACGAGCCCTGGTCAAAGCAAAAACCCCTAGATCACGCGGGTTTGGTTTTCAGCCCGTTGTATGGATCCAACAAACATCGACAGCCGTGGATCACCAGCTGGTGTTCGCGGGCTGTCGGAACCCCACCAAAGAGAGAGAGACAGGCAAGTGCCTACCAATGCTGTGCAAGAAGCGTTTCTGAAGTCCGCGCCAGGAAAGAGCTTCAACCCTGACAACGCCCACGGGCTGCAGTGCAAGGACGTGGCCGACGCCTACGCCCTGGCCATGTTCGGGGACTGGGTAAACACCATCCGACCGAACAACGCCGCCCAGGTGTTCGACGGCGCTAACCCTGCCTACTTCTTGAAGATCCGCAACAACCCAGCGGATCCCAACCAGCTGCCCCAGCGCGGCGACGTGATCGTGTGGGGCTGGTCCCCTGCCGTGCCCGAGGGCCACATAGCGCCGGTGCTGTCCGCCAACAAAACGACCGTCACCGTGGTGGACCAGGACGGATACAACCAGCGCCCGGCAGCCGTGCGCACCTATGGCTACACCCTGGCCAACGGCGCCCTGGTGGTGGGCTGGCTGCGCCCCAGGGTGAAGCAGGACGCCCGCCCCAAGCAGTGCATAGTCGAGCGCGGGGACACGCTCTACACCATCGCCAAGCAGTTCGGCGTCACCCTGCAGGCCCTGGTGGCTGCTAACAGGCAGATCACCAATATCAACGTGATCAAGCCGGGCCAGGTGCTGAACCTGCCATGAGGACCTACCGCGTAACTATCGGCTGGGGCTGCCTGGCCCTGGGCTGCGGCACCGCCCTGGTGGCTGGCTGGGTGATCCTGGCGGGCCTGGTGGCAGCTGCCACCGTAGTGGCCGAGATAGGAGCAGCAGCAGGTGCCCACTGACAAAATCACAGCAGCAGCTGGGGCTGCCGCCGTCGTCACCGTGCTGGCCTGGTGCCTGGAGCTGGCGGGCCTGAACATGCCGCCAGCTGTCCAGACCAGCGCTGCCGTGGCGCTGGTGGTCCTGGCTGGCTGGCTCAAAACCGAGCGGCACGCCCTGGCTGCCCTGGTGGCCAGGAAGCGGGGACGCCATGCCGGACACTGAGCAGGCAATCACCACAGGGGAGCTGTCCAGGGCTGTAGGGCTGATCCGTGGCGACATAGGCCAGCTGCGGATCGACGTAAACGCCAGGCCTGACTGGCAGGACATTAGGCGAGTCGAGGAAGGACTGCTGGCCAGGATCCAGGCCCTGGCTGCCCAGGCCGAGCTGAAGGACCAGCTGCAGGACAAGGCCCTGGCGGCGCTGGAGGACTGGCAGAAGTGGGCGCTGCGCCTGGGCGCCCCTGCCGTCGTGGCTGCCGTCGTTGGCATGGCAGCGAACGCCATACGCCTGGCTGGGACGTAGGACACACGCCGTTGTAGGAACCCCACAGGCCGGCACGCCTGGCCGCGGGAACAAAAACAGCTAGATCACGAGGGTTTGAAAAACAGGCCCTTGTATGGATCCGACAAAATACCCAACACGCGCAACTGGTGTTGCTTTCAGCCAGCCCTGAAAGCAACGCCAGTTGCCATAAACTGGCATCTTCGCCACCACCACCGAGGGGGGCGGCTACGAGTGAAAGAGCAAGATGAGCGACAGCAAGACGCCGGACAGCCAGCCCAGGCTGATCACCCCGGCAGACCTGATAGGGGGCGCAGAAGTCATGCGCCTGCTGGGGATCCAGCACCGGTCCACGCTAACCAGGCGGATCGAGTCGGGGACCATCCCCTACCTGGCGCAGCTGGACGGGCCGGGCGGTCCGTATGTGTTCGACCGCCAGGACATTCTGGCCCTGGCTGCCAGGAGTGCCCAGTGACCCAGGCGCCCTACTACATACGCAAGGACAGGGCAGCCGAGCTGCTGGACCTGAGCCAGCGGACGCTGAACCGCTACATAGCGGACGGCCAGCTGCCCGAGTACGAGCTGCCAGGCGGACAGAAACGCGTGAAGCACCACGAGGTCCTGGGCCTGCCCAGGCGCCGCCAGGAAGGCCAGCCACTGGGCCAGGTGGACGCGTGACTATCGAGGGCGCCACCTACTACCTGCGCCGTGGCAACGTGTCCATACCCAACAACACCGTCTATGACGAGCGCCTGAGCTACAACGCCCTGGGCGTGCTGGTGTTCCTGATGGGACGCCCGCCAGGGGCGCCTGCAGGGTATCGCCAACTGATCCGCCCAGGCGTGGGTGAGCGGGCAATCCTGGGCGCATTCAAGGAGCTGGTGGCAGCTGGCTACCGCATGCAGTTCCTGCGCCGCCAGCAGGTCAAGGAGACAGGCAAGTGGACCGTGGTAACTGACACCTACCTGTCCGAGGACCCGCTGACCCTGGACGAGTTCAAGGCGCACCATAAGGCGCTGACTGGCCAGGATCCCATCGAGGCCAAGGGGGCCGACTGGGAGACAGCAGGTAAGGCTACCCTTGCCAGCGATCACGCTGCCCACAGTTCCGCGCCCCACAAACGCCGGGCACAACCCCTAAAGGCGACCAACCCTAAACGGGGAATGACCAACGCGGGCGCACGAGCCGCTGCCGCTGCCGACGCTGGCGTGCTGCTGCACTGCCTGGGCTGCGACACCCAGGTGACCAGGCAGAACCTGGACCACCAGGGGCGCTGCGGCAGCTGCAGGACGACACAGGAACCACAGGCGGCGCCACAGGCGCCTGCCAGGGCTGTGGTGGACCAGGAACCCCAGGTGGATCCTGCCGAGGCGGCAGCAGCCAAGGCAGCCATGTTCCAGGCCAGCCTGGAGCGGCAGGCCAAACGCCTGGGCATCACCGTGGCCGAGTACGTGGCAATGCGCGAGCAGGCGGGCCAGCAGTCCCCTGCAGCGCTGGCACTGGGGATCCATAAAGGAAGTCGCTTCGCTCCGGCCATAGACCATGAGGGGGCCAACGCGTGAGTCCCTACGTCACCCCTGCCAGGAAGCGGGAAATAGCCCACAGCAGGCTGCAGGAAGCTGACAGGGTGCTGGAAGCCTACGAGCTGGCAGAAAAGCGGATCCTGGCCCTGCAGGACAAGCTGGGGCCAGGGCCACAGCTGCGGGCCAGGCTGGTCTACTGCAGGGACCAGCTGGCCAATGCCAGGGACAGGCAGGCCCTGGCCTGGCTGGAGTGGGAAGGGCTGGGCTGCAGTGCAGGATGAACTGTTTCACATAGAGCTGCCGACCAGGCCCGAGGCGGCAGGGCCTGCCAGGAAGAAGTGGGGCGGGCGGGCCAGCATCAACGCCAGGAAGATATGCAGGGCAATGCTGCCTGCAGGCTGCTGGCGCTGCGGCAGGATGATCACGCCCGATATGCCGGACAGCGCCTGGCACGCCGGGCACCTGGAGGACAGAGGCCAGGGCGGATCCGACAGCAGCAGTAACTACGCGCCCGAGTGCAGCGGCTGCAACACGTCAGCAGGCGGCAAGCTGGGCGCAGCAATCACCAACGGCACCAAGGTGTCCGTGGCCTACACGAAAGAGGTACTGAAGAAATGGTGGTAAGCGAAACCAGGACAATGGGCTGCACCAGCTGCCCACTGGTCTACAGCGGGAACAACCACGCCAAGGTGATAGCCCAGGCGGACAGGCACGAGCTGCGGCACCAGGGCCACCATATGGTCCTGGTCACCGACCAGGAGCTGGGCAAGTGAGCAAGGTCTACGGCTGGCAGCCAGCCAGCGGGGACTGGGCCAGCGCCTGCTGCTGTGACTGCCAGCGGCTGATGCGGCCAGCAGGGACCAGGGCAGGGGACTGGCCAGGGACAGTGGAGCATGTGGGCCAGGGCCGGTGCTACACCTGCAGGCGCCGCCACATCCAGGGCAGGGACAGGGTGGCAGCCATGCGCCAGGCTGTCGTTGCCTGGCTGAAGTCGAGGGGCCGGACACCAGGGCCTGACCACTTCGACTGGCCCGCCGAGGACCTGGAGCTGGCCGCATGAGTTTTTTCAAGAATCGGCCGGAAGCCCACGGTTCCCTACCGCTTCCTTTGCGCGCGTGCAGAGTGACAATGCCCCTACTTCCCAACCACCACAACGACAGGACAGCACAATGACCAACACAGAAACGCCCTGCAGGATCTGCCTGGGATCCGGCTGCAGCGCCTGCCAGGGATCCGGCCAGCTGCGCTGGACCTGCCAGAACTGCTTCAAGCAGTGGACCAGCCGCGCCAAAGCTGACGCCTGCTGCGCCCAGGTGCCGGGCCTGCCCACCACCATGACCAGGGACCAGCTGCTGGAAGTCTGCCGAGTCCTGGGCCTGGATCCAGACAGGACAGCCAGCATCACCCTGGACCCTGCAGGGGCCTGGCTGGAAGTCCGCGACGGCGACAGCTACGGCACCGTGAACCACTACATGCAGGTGGTGGCCGACCAGCCGCGCCCCAAGAGTGCGCACGAGCTGACGCCATTCGACAACCCCCTGGGCCTGTGCCTGGCCTGCAGCGGCACCGGCAACGTGGGCCAGGGCCACGGCAACTGTGCCCGCTGCGGCGGCAGGGGCCGGAAGTGACGCCCGAGGACGTGCAGCTGCCGCCAGCTGTGGCAGCTGTGGCCAGGGACCAGGGCCAGCCCCAGCAGCCACGGCGACGGCGCCCAGCTGCTGCCGCCCAGGCGCCCCACCAGGGCAGCGTGGCCGACCAGCTGGCCGCTGCCAGGGCAGCCCGCCCAGGGCAGGAAATCTAGGCGCATACTGAAACTGCAGGCCCCACCGTCCCCCACGGTGGGGCCTGTTTTGTAGGAACCCCACAGGCCGGCACGAGCCCTGGTCAAACCAAAATTGCCTAGATCCTGCGGGTTTGCGTCAGCCCGGTTTGTATGGATCCGACAGAATAGGTGCCATGACTGTTTTGACTGCCCAGGATCACGAGCTGGACGAGCTGCTGGCCGAGGCCCTGGACCAGGACGTGGACGCCCTGGAATGGTGGGACGCTCACATGGGCCTGGTGGACCTGGCCGCCCTGGCAGGCAGCGCCACGCCCGCCCACCGTTCGCCTGTGCCCGAGGACACCGACGTGTCCGAGGCCCACCACGGCGCCGCCATGCTGGGCCTGCCGCTGACGCCCCAGGGCATCCAGGTGGCGCTGCTGCTGCAGGCCAGGGACGCCCTGGGGCGCCCCCTGTACGACGACTGCACAATAGAAATTCCGCGCCGCGCCACCAAGACAACCAGCATCCAATGCACCCTGCTGGGCCGGTGCGAAAAGCGCCCAGGGTATCGCGTGATCCAGACAGCCCAGGACGGCACCAGGGCCAGTGCAGTGTTCATGGATATGGTGCGCACCCTGGAGATGCAGCAGCCTGACGAGGCCCAGCGGGACTGGGTGGTGTTCAAGTCCACAGGCAGGGAGTATCTGCAGTGGGCCAACGGCAGCCGCTGGTGGGTGGCGCCGCCCAAGGCGTCCAGCTATCGCGGCCTGGCCGCTGACGTGCTGTGGTTTGACGAGTCCGGCGAGCTGGACCCCGCCGAGTCCGAGGACCTTATGGCGGGCGCCCTGCCTGTCATGGATACCAGGCCGGACGGCCAGGTGATCAAGTCCGGCACCCCTGGCCTGGTCCGCGCCGGGAACTTTTGGGCCAGCCTGGAAGCAGCCAGGGAACGCCCGCACGAGCTGGGGATCCTGGACTACTGCGCCCTGGACCACGAGGTGCTGACGGCGCTACAGGCAGCGGATCCGCGCCTGTGGTTCCGCGTCCACCCTGGCCTGGCAGCGGGCCTGACCAGCCTAAAGACCATCCGTAAACGGTTCGCAACTATGGGCCTGGCCGAGTTCATCCGGGAATATCTGTGCGTCTGGCCTGCCGACAACACCAGGACAGCCCTGGACCTGGAGAAGTGGGCAGCCTGCGCCGTGGATCCGCTGGACGCCCCACCGCCTGGGCAGCAGTTCGCCCTGGGCTACGACGTGGCAATAGGCGGCGCCGCTGCCGCTATTGCTGCCGCCTGGTTCGACCAGGACAACCGCCCCCACGTCCAGCTAATGGCCTACGCCAGCAGGTCTGCCTGGGTGGTGGACGAGCTGGCCGCTGCCCACAGGAAGCACCCCAGGGTGAAGGTGGGCTATGACAGCATCGGGGAGAATATCGCCACTGCGCAGACGCTGGGCAGGATGCGGCGCTTCAATTCCAAGCGCCTGGTGCCCCTGCAGCTGCGCCATATCGGCGCCGCCACGGCCACCCTGTCCAACGCCACCGAGACAGGCCACCTGGCCCAGGCGCCCAGCAAGTCCCTGGACCTGGCAGTGCAGGCTGCAGTGTGGCGCCAGGCGGGCGGATCCAGGCTATTCGGGCGCCAGCACGGCAAGGACATAAGCGCCCTGCTGGCCTGCCTGCACGCCCTGGCTGCAGCTGCCGAGCTGAAGCGCCAGCGCGACGACGACGACGACGACGACGACAGCACAATCCTGGAGCCGCTGACCAGCTGACCAGGACACCCTGGGACACCCTGGGACAGGCGCCCAGGTAAGTTCCACCGCTGTAGTTTCCAGCGCGACAGGACGCCCTGGCAGGCCCTACTGTCTTGCTTCGTGGCCTGGTGGAGTAAAGCAGTTGAGCTGAAGCAGTGGAGCGAACAAACGTCTGGCATCCCCAGGTCCTACTGGGCTGGGGACAACGTGCTAAACGTCATCCAGGGCGTGCCCCTGGACGGCAGCCAGCCCGCCACCGTGAAGCAGGCGCTGCAGGTCCCCGCCGTATCCAGGGCTGTGGCGCTCAACAGCGTGGTAGCTGCTGGCAGCCCCTGGACCCACAGCCAGGACAGCGCCACCGACGTGCTGCCAGCGTGGCTGAACAAGACCTACGGCGTGGTGCCTGCCGGGCGGCGCCGGGCGGGCCTGGTCCAGGACATGCTGCTGCACAACCAGGCGCTGCTGGCAGTCGCCAGGGACGACCAGGGAATCGTGGACGCCCTGCACTGGCCTGTCGGAACCTACAAAATCAACGACAAGGGCCTGGTGGAAGTCCGCGACGAGCGCGGCGCCTGGGCAGCCCACAAGCGCCAGGCTGACTTCGTGTGGATCCCTGGCCTGCTGCCTATGTCGTTCATGGAGTACGCCGCCGAGTCCATCCACCAATACGCCAACCTGTGCCGGACCATCACCCAGCGCACCAAATCCCCAATCCCCCTGGTTGAACTGAAGGTCACCGAGGACTGGGACGGCACCAAGGCCGAGCTGCAGGCAGCCCAGCGGGCCTGGAACGTGGCCAGGGAAGCCGAGGGCGGCGCCACCGCCGTGACGCCCAAGGGCGTGGAAGTGATCATCCACCCAGGCGACGAGGACCGCGCCATGTTGATCGAGGCCCGAAACGCCATTCGTATCGACTTCGCCAACTACACCAACCTGAACGCCAGCATTGTGGACGGCGCCAGCGGCGCCAGCGACACCTACAGCAACACCCTGCAGGACGCCAACGAGTTCCTGCGCCTGTCCCTGGGCCTGTGGACGCTGCCCATCACCCAGCGCCTGAGCCAGGACGACGTGACGCCCGAGGGCCTGGAACTGACCTGGGACCACAGCAAGTTCGACCTGCAGGACGCCCAGGGCAACACCGGCCAGGCCACCACCACCACCCCCCTACCGATAGGACAGTGACCCCTTGACAATCCTGCAGATCACCGGCCAGCTGCTGGCCAGCCAGCCTGATGAGGACCTGGTGCTGAACTACGTTCTGCTGCCCTACGGCCAGGAAGGATCCACCAGCCTGGGCAAGCTGACGGCCAGCCACAGCACCCTGACGCTGCCTGCGGATCCGTCCACCGCTGGCGTGAACCTGGAGCATGACCCCAAGACGCCCGTGGGCCACTTCGCCAGCCTGGACGACCAGCCAGACAAGCTGCTGGCCAGTGTCCGGTTCCTGCCCACCACGGCAGGCCGGGACGCCTACACAGAGGCCAAGCTGAAGGCCCGCCCAGGAATCAGCGTGGAAGTGGCTAACCCTGTGATCCGCCAGGGCAAGCTGCTGGCAGGCGAGCTGACAGGCGCTGGCGTGTGCGTCCGCCCCGCCTACCCTGACGCCCTGCTGGTGGCAGCTGACCACGGCGACCTGGCCAGCCAGGCGCAGCAGGTGGCCGACGACGCCCAGGCAGTGGCCGACGCCCTGAAGCCCAACACCAACGACACCACCGAAAACAACCAGGAAGAGAACAACGTGAGCCGTCCAGCAGTCCAGGCAGCAGCACCTGCAGCCACCCACCTGACAGCATCCACCCAGGTGACCGAGGGCCAGCAGCAGCAGCTGCAGGCTGCGCCTGCCGAGGGCGGCGCCGTCCGCGCCCTGGCAGCCACCCTGCACGGCCTGTCCAGCATCACCAACCCCACGCTGATGGCAGCCAACCTGGACACCATCACCCAGGCCGACGTTTACGACAAGGCCACGGCGCCCCAGTACGTCGGGGAGCTGTGGAAAGGCAAGGACTACGCCCAGCGCTACGCGCCCCTGGTCACGCCTGCCGAGCTGACCAGCATGACTGTGACCGGCTGGGAATGGGTGACCGGCAAGACCCCCACCGTGGCCGACTGGGACCCCGCCTACTCCGGTGTCAAGCCCAACGAAACCATGAACGACATTCCGACCAATGAAGTCGAGGCTGTCCAGGTCCCCTACACCGCCAAGCGCCTGGCCGGTGGCCACCGTATCGACCGGATCCACACTGACCTGCCGACGCCTGGTTTTTGGGAGTCCTACCTGAAGGAGTCCACCAACGACTACGCCCGCAAGGTGGACGCCAAGGTGTCCGCCCACCTGCTGGCCAGCGGCACCACCAAGGTGGCAGCAGGCGACGACGCAGCCAGCGCCTGGTCCCGCCTGGTGTTCGCTGCCAGCTGGTGCCTGGACTACGCCGTGCCGACCTACGCCATTGTGGGCAATGACCTTTACCGCCAGCTGCTGAACACCACTGGCCTGGAAACGCTGGCCATGCTGAACGCCAGCCTGGGCCTGGAGGACGGCCAGCTGGCTAACTTCAAGATCGTGGGCGCCCCTATCTCTGACGCCAGCTACACCAACAAGGTGGTAGTGGGATCCGGCGCCGCCACCCACCTGCACCAGCTGCCTGGCGGGCCTGTCCGCGTGGACGGCGTGGAGGTCCAAAAGGGCGCCATGGACCACGGCGTGTTTGGTTACTACCTGCTGCGCACCGCCGACGCCCGAGGAATCATCGTTGCCTAGTGCTGGCTGACCTGGTGGCCCTGGCCCTGGTCCTGGCCCTGCTGGGCCTGGGCGCCTGGGCCACCTGGGTGCTGTGACCGGCGATAGAGAATCTTTGTAGGAACCCTACAGGCCGGCGACCTGGGCCCAGGCGCCGGCACTGATCCAAAAACCGCGAGAACTAGCGGAAGTAACACAACTTGACAACGGATCCCCTTGTATGGATCCACCAAAATGAGAGGACCGCCGAGTGTATATCAAAGCAATCCGCGACCTGCTGCGGGCCAAGACGACGACGGCAGCCGCTGCGGCTATCGGCGCCAGGACCGGCAGCGACCCCGCCACCATCACCGACGCCGAAATGCTGGCAGGCACCGTCACCAGCACGCGCCTGGTCACCCCGGCACTGATCAAGGGCTACGTGGCCAGGGCTGCCGCCACGGCGTCCAGGCCGACCACGGCGACTGTCGGTTACAGCATGTACGACACCACGCTGAATAAGCCCATCTGGCTGAAAACCGCGCCGTCCACCTGGGTGGACGCCACAGGCGTGACTGTCTAATGGCTGTCGTTGGCTGGCTGGACAGCCTGGACGTGGTGGACGACTGGGCCGACGCGCCCGAGGACGCCACCCTGGTGGGCCTGCTGGGCGCCGCGCATGAACTGCTGGTGGAGTACATCGGCGCCGACAACGTGCTGGATCCGCCACCAGGGCGCTACGAGCTGGCGCAGCTGTACCTAACCCAGCACTTGTGGGCCAGGAAGCAGCTGGGCGACGGCGACACTATGGGCGGGGAAGGCTTCGCCTTTAGCACCTATCCCCTGGTGATGGAAGCCAGGGGCCTGGTGCGCCCTAAGACCAGCCCGTTGGCCAAGCTGCTGTGACGCCCAGGGAAATTCTGGCTGCAGCAGTCCTGGCAGCCCAGCCCGAGTGGACCGTCAAGGACTACCCCTGGAAGCCCAAGCAGGTGGCCAAGGACCAGGCAGCCGTGGCTGTCTGGCGCTCCGACCTGGAGCTGGTCAACGCCCTGGAGCTGCGCCACACGCTGACAGTGAATCTGTACGTGTCCAGGACCGAGGGCGCCGACGCCGAGGCCGAGGCCGACGACGCCCTGGACGCCGTGCTGCTGGCTATCCAGGGCGTGCCTGGGCTGGCCTGGAGCCGCGCCGAGCGCCAGACATTCGACAACGTTTTTACAGGCTGGCAGATCACCGCCAGCGGAACATCGACCAACGTTTACCGCCAGGAAGTCCTGGCAGGAAGTAGCACCTAATGCCGCACACAATCCTGGAAATCAAAAACGCCAGCTTCAAGGCTGCCGTGGGCGCTGGAGTCCTGGCCGAGTTTGCCGACGCCGTGGAAAACGCCGCCCTGAACAGCACCAGCACCGCCAACACCTGGGCGCCCATCAACGGCGTCAACCAGCAGACAGCCAGCCCGCTGACGGAAACCATCGTGCTGAACATCGGCCAGGACCTGAAAACAGGTTCCCTGTGGTTGTTCCTGCGCAACAACCACGGACTGGCCGGGAAGATCGAGTTTTTCCCTGCAGGCGGCACCACGCCCAAGGTTGCCGCTGACGTGGTGTTCCAGGCGCCGGGCCAGGTGGGTGGCGCAGCTGGTGGCATCCCGACGTCGGGCGCCACGCTGCTGGTCAAGGGCCTGGCCACCATCACCCCGACACCGTAGCGCCATGCCAGTGCAGCCCAGCGTCAAGGCCCTGGCCGAGTTTCGCGGGGCTGCACTGGCCCTGAAGGCAGCGCCCAGGGAAATACGCAACGACATAAACCGGACTGTCCGCGCCGAGGGGAACGCCTGGTGGAAGGAAGCCATAGCGGCCAGGGCGTCCAGCAAAATGGACCGCCTGGTGCTGGTCAAGGGCGCCAGGATCCAGCCAGGGAACCCTGCCAGGGCAGTAGCTGCCAGCAGCAGGCGCCCCCTGGCGGACGGCCTGGTGCCGGACACCGACGCCAGGGCCTGGGAATTTGGCACCACCGAACCACAGCACCAGGACACCTACACCAGGAAGGCGCCCAGGACGGGCCAGCGGCACCAGGTCACGCGCCACGTCAAGCGGCAGCTGCCCAGGGCCACCAATCGCGGGCGTGTGGTCTATCCCGCCTGGTCCGACGTGGCGCCGCGCCTGGTGGCCATGTGGGTGCAGATCATCGTGCGGAAAATTTACGAGTCCATAGACAGGAAGTAAGCCCACAGTGGCCATAAAAATCGAGTTCCTAAGCGACACCAAGGACCTGGTGCGTGGCGTGGACACCATCGGGGACAAGCTGGGCGACGCCGCCGACGACCTGGACGACCTGGGCCGGGCCGGGGAGAAGTCCGCCGAGCGGATCCAGGACGGGTTCAAGGACGCCAGCAAGGCCCTGGACGGCGCCGGGGACGACGCCAAGACCTTTGAGCAGCGGGCAGCCAGGGCGTTCAAGGCTGTGGCCGACGACGCGAAAAAGTCCGGCGACGACGTAGGCGACAGCCAGCGAAAGGGCCTGGACAAGGCAGGGGACGGCCTAAACGAGTTCAAAGAGTCCGCCGACTCCAACGCCAAGGAGGTGGCGGCCAGTTTCGATGGTTCCGCGCAGTCCATCGCTGACGGTTTCCAGGGAGTGGCGGCTGAGGCGTTCGCCGGTTTCGGGCCTGCGGGCATGGCTGCTGGCCTGGCCCTGGCCGCTGGCCTGGGTATCGCCCAGGCAGCGCTGCAGGGCAACGCTGACAAGGCCAACGAGCTGGGCGAGCAGGTCACCGACCTGGCCGGGAAGATCCGCGAGGCAGGCGGGGACCTGTCAGCCGTGGACTTCAACGCCAGCATGGAGGAATGGGGCCTGGGGATCCAGGACACCAAAGAATGGTTTGAGCTATTCCAGGACAAGGCCAAAACCGGGCTGGAAGTGATCCAGGAACGGGCCGACGCTGCGGGCGTGTCCTGGGTGGACGCGTTCAAGGGCACCAAGGGCACCACCGAGGACGCCAGGGCGGCGCTGGAATCAGTGGACAGGGAGCTGCAGCGCGTCAAGGAATCGTCAGAGGTCTACTACGACCACCTAACGGGCGTGCCCATGACCAACCCTGCCGACGACGCCAAAATCAAGGCCCTGGAGGAACTGAAAAGCGGCTACCAGGAGAACATCGACACCCAGGCCAGGGCAGCAGACCAGGCGGCAGCGCTGGAAGCTGCAGGGATCAAAACCACGGCAGCTATCGAGGCCGAGGAACAGGCCCTGGAGGACGCCAACGACGATCTGACCACCCACGCCGACAAGCTGGCCGAGGCGTCGGGCGCCGCCCTGGACCTGGACAGCCAGACGCTGGCCTACAAGGACACCCTGAAGCAGGCCACCGACGACATAGCAGCCAACGGCAAGAACATCGACGAGAACACCGCTGCAGGCAAGGCCAACAAGGAAACGCTTATTGACCTGGCCAAGGAATCCCTGGCCCTGGAGTCTGCGCAGATCAAGGCGGGCGGATCCACCGCCGACGTGACCAAGAAAACCCAGGCAGCGCGTGACGCGTTCGTGCAGGCAGGCGAAAAAGCGGGCTACACCAGGACCCAGGCCGAGGCCCTGGCCACCAAGTATGGGCTGGTGCCCAAAAACGTAGATACCAAGGTCCGCGCCCACGGCGTGGAGGAAGCCAGGCGCTGGCCTGACACCATCCCCAGCCACAAAAACGTGTCCGTCAACGTCAACGTAGGAGACAACGCCGTGGCCAGGACCATCGAGGGAATGAACGGCAAGCCCGTTTACGTCAACGTCGTGCCCAAGGGCGGCGGCTGGGGGATCACTGACTGATGGCTACCACAATCACCGCCGAGGCCCTGCCCGAGCTGGCCCAGGTCCGGCTGACCATCACCACCGACACCGCCCTGGTGTCCCTGGTCCGCGCCGACGCCAACGGCACCGCCACGGTGCGCACCAGGGGCGACGACGTGCTGGGGATCATCCCGCCAGCTGGCACCAACATCGTGACCCTGGACTACGAGGCCAGCCAGGGCACCGTGATCTACACCGCCACCGACACGGCAGGCGCAGCCCACCAGGCCAGCGTGCAGTTCGTGCTGCTGCAGCCCTGGATCTTTGTGCCTGTCATGCCCAACTACTCGACAGCCCTGCAGACAGTGACCGGCTACAACGCCCAGGTCCCTGGCCGGTCCACCGTCCACGAGCCGCTGGGCAAGACCAGCCCCACCGTGGTGGTCCGGGCTATGGCCACCAAGCGCGGCACCCTGGGCCTGTGGGCCGGAACCCACGAGGCTGCCCAGGGGATCCTGGACACCCTGAGCCGGGGAGAAGTGCTGATGCTTCGCCAGGCCGAGCACCGAGGCATGGATATGTACTTCATTGCCCTGGACGCCGACCTGGACGCCCTGACAGTGGCAGGCGCCGAAACACTGTGGGGCGTGTCTGTCCGCTACGTCCAGGTGTCCAGGCCCATCGGCAACCTGGCCACAGCCCTGGGCTGGGACTTCACCACCGTGGCAGCCAGCGCTGGCAGCTTCGCTGAGCTGCGCACCAGGTACGCCACATTCGAGGACCTACGACTGAATGAGACAACGCCATGACCGACATAACCGCGCCCTACGACGCCCAGGCCCTGGAGACGATTAGGACCAGCCACAGGCAGCGCGTGACGGCCACGTTTTACCCCAAGGTGGGCGACCCCCTGGAACTGGTGGTCAACGACGGCAACGTAACCCTGTCCGAGGCGTGGAGTCCCCACGCCCAGGTGTCCCTGTCCTGTGCTGGCGGGCTGTCCGCTGCGCAGCTGGCCAGCCTGGATCCGCGCCAGGCGCCCAAGGTGGAAGTCCACGCAGGCTACGTCTACCCAGGCGGCGCCGACGACGTGCAGCTGCTGACCACTGCCGTGCTGGCGGAACGCCGCGTGGTCCAGCCAGGGGACAACCTGGAGCTGGAAGCCAACAGCGCCGAAATGCTGGCCCAGGACGTGATCTGGTTGGAAGCCACACAGACCAGGAGCTACCCAGGCGTGGCCGAGGCTATCGACGCCCTGCTGGACTATGCGGGCGCCGGGACGCTGAACCTGTACCACGATATGGGCAAGGCTTACAGGTCCGACCTGACCAGCGCCGTGGAACTGGAGCGCGGCGCCAGCGTGTGGGAGATCATCTACCACCTGGCATCACAGGCCGACCGCTGGCTACGCGTCGGGCCGGACGGCACCTGGCACTGCACGGCCAGGGCCACCAAGGCGTCCACCACCAGCGTTTACCTGGCCACCAGCGGGCCTGGATCCATCGTGACCAGGGCCGACGACGTGCTGAGCCGGAACGGGTACTACAGCGCCGCCATGATCACCTACAGCTGGAAGAACAGCAGTGGCGTGGAGCAGCTGATCACCGGCACCTGGGCGCC